CCCGTAGCCATCCAGTTTTTTGTGTCTTTTGTTAACGCAATACCAAATGTCGGATTCATTGTTCTGATATACATTTGATGATTAAGTTTTAAATATAAACCAGAAATATAGTCTATTAATTTTTTACCTATACCAAGTCCCTGAAAATCAGGTAAAACAACTATTCTGCTAATTCTACGAGAATTTTCATCACCAACACCAGGAAAAGGTAATATAGCTATAAAAGCCACGTTTTTATCGTTCCAATTAATTTGATAACAAATTGCAGCAAAATGTAATTCTTGAGTTAAATAATGATGTTGTTTATATATGGACCAAGCTGATGGCCTACATCTATATATTTGTAATTTAATTGATTCACGCCGAAGACAGTCAGGTCTTTCGACCCGCCCCTTAATTGGACTGTAAATCCAGTCTGGTTGTAACCATTCCATAATATCAAAATGACACGAAGCAAGAATGATTTTTTTATTTTCTCTGCGTATGTATTTTTGTAACGCATTACTCATGGCTTTTGCAACGTCTCGATCCACGACACTGGTATATTCATCGACTAAGATCGTGTCACTGGTGTCAGCTTTTGCAACCAAATAAGCAAGTTTAGCTCGATATTGTTCTCCATTACTTAAAATATTAAAAGGACGTAACCAAGTTGGCACACTTGACAAACCCATAGAAGATAAAACTTTTGTAGCTTCAGATGGTTCTAACCAATCAAAATTAGAAATTAATGATTTATCATTATCAAATTTAACATCATCAATCAAACCAAATTTTTTCAATAAAGTAGTTTTGCCTGTTCCTGAACCTCCATATATAACACCTATGTTCCAATTAAATGTTTTGCAATCATGAAAATTAACAGGAATTTCAACTGTCGTTTCTTCTTTATTTTGAATATCAAATGCTTCATATACATAATCAGTATATTTATCATTAATAATTTTATTTTTCAAAATGATTTTTTCCATCACATAAAATTTAAAATTTGTTTTTCAACATCTTCAGTCGTGCTGCCGATGTTCTTAATTATAACATCCATAACCCGCGAATAAACCTCTTCAATTGTCCCTATTGTCTCCATGATTTTTAAAATGAAGCCCCCACGAAATAACAAAACCCCAGGAGCGAAAGGAGTGACGAAACTCCAGCCTGAGGTATGTTACCCGTGAGGGCTATTTTTATGTCAGAAAGTTCATTCATTCGTCATTTGATTTTCGCTACGACAAATATACAACTTTATTTCACTTATTCAAAGTCTGGACAAAAATTTTTGATATTCGTCCTCAATACTTGCAATGATCCGGTCACTGGTCAGTTTGTCAGGATACAAAGCCTGGATGACCTCGCTGTATATGAACGGCAATTGCTCACGCACGTAGGCTTCAAAGCGTTTCTGAGACATCCGGCCAAAGGCAATGGAGTGATACTCTATAAACTTCGTGCCGTCCTTAAACTCAAAGACAACATCATAATCGCCTCGTAGGTGTTTGAGAAAAACATAGAACTTATCTTTTGACACTTTTGCTTTAAACGTCTTTGGGAGCCAGTCATAAATGTAACCGATCAGCGAAAAATAAGCACGATGAAAAGTTGCATCACGGCTTGTCACTTCCAAAAGTGAAACCACCTCACCAGGGGCAGTAATGTCAATCAGTTCAATCGCATTTTGATTGAAAGGCAACATACCACCTCCGGTGACAGTGAACTCACAAACCCGTTTGAAGTCGGTATCTTTCATCTCCAGGGTAAATCATCGGTATTACTTATTTTCGGTCCGGCATTTTGCTCTCTCCCTTCTGACTGGCTTTCACCTGTTTGGCCCTCGGGCTTTTTGCCAAGCATCTGAAAGTTCGAAGCAATGATTTCGGTAATATACTTTTTATTACCGTCCTTATCATCATACGATGAATAAGTCACTTTGCCCTCAACATAAAGTAACTGCCCCTTACGGATGTACTTTTCAGCCACTTCAGCGAGATTACCCCAAGCTTTGATGTTATGCCATTGCGTTTCAGTTACTTTCTGTCCTGAATGATCTTTGTAGCTCTCAGATGTAGCCAGCGAGAATGATGCAACTTTCTTGCCTGATCCGGTTGTCCTGATTTCTGGGTCTTTGCCTGTATTGCCAATAAGGTGTACTCTGTTAATCATTTTGTTCGTTATTAGGTTCTTCTTCTAAGTCCTCCAACTTATCTTTTTTCTCAATAGTCGGAAGTGTATCATACATGATTTTATCTGCCCGGTTCATGTCTTTGCCAAACAGTTTACCAATCTTCTCTGCTGCGTCTTTCACGGCATAACTTTCAGCAGCGGGGGCAGCTTTCATTACTGCGTCATTCTTCGTGTGATTCCAGTCCATTGCTCCGGCTCCCTTATCGGTCTGAATCGGTGAAGCCCCGATGCCGTCCTGCCAAAGCATTTCATTTGAGAGAACATCCTGATAGTAAAGCCGGATAGTTACCACGACAGAATTAGCGATAACCTGCACCTGCCTGATCTCGACGTTCCACTTTTTGAATATACGGGTCAGCATATATTCAACTCTCTCAATGGGAAGGTACTTTATACCCTTTGCCATTGGATGTTCCTTCAACCAGGGCTTCGGCGGTTCCTGATTCAGAAGTATATTTACTTCGTTCTGTTGGTTCTTTAGGTCAAGATCACCTGCAACCAACTGGTCATAACTTGGCAGATTTCTCACTGCCGGTGTTGTTTCACTCATAGTTTCAGATTTTATGATTATAGAATACAATCTCTTTCACTGCCCACTTCGGCAGGTTCAGTTCAATGTTGCCGGACTTCCACTCACAGAATACCTGATATCCCGGCCAACGGTTCTGCTCGACACACATCTTGTAGAGCTTCAGAAGCTGCTCATACTCATACCGGCCCTGACCAATGAACTGAGGTGATGCTTCAAAGATATTAAAAGCATACGGTTTACGCTTTTCCTGTGCAATAAAAAAGAAAGTCCACCCACGGCTATCGCCAGTTATCATCTCCATCAGGTCAGAATAAAGAGCAGCCTGAATATGATAATCGTTGTCAGCGGCGGCCCGGGTGAACCCGTCCTCTGAAGCGTCAAACGTTGTCTTCAAATCAATGATGAAGTGCTTGTTTGCCTTTACATAGTCTGGGCGAGCTTTCAGATTTATGTCGCCCTCGCTGGTCTGAAGTGTGCCGGTGATTGAATATTCAGCCTCGCCACCCGAAAGAAGCGCACGACAATAGTAATGCGACATGAGTTTATCCTTCATGTCTTTGATCTTTTGAAAGTCTGACTTCTCTATTGTCTTACGATCTCCGATCAGTCGCATCTCGCTCTCTGCCCACTCTTTGTATTGCTTCGTAGAACGGGGGGATTTAAAACCTTCACCAATCAGCACTTGGTATATTGCGTCATCATCAAATACATAATAATTCTGCTCAAACTTCTCAGGCTCTAAGATGAACGTATGATAGGCTGAACCAAATGCCATCGCATCGGTTTCCACATCCAGTGGTTCATCTTTGTACTGACGATAATGCGCCGGTGACTTTTTCAGATTCTTCAATCCGGAGTATGAGATAAATTCTTCAAGTGAATAATAATCTCTATCAACTTTTACGGGCGTGAACCCTTTGATATATTCGCTTTCCATTACTTTGGTTCTACACTATCAATAAGGATCAATTCACCGCAGGAGTAAGTTCCGGTTCCCTCAAAGGTGAATCCCTCCACCTCGCAGGTCATTATCCGGTACTCTTCCCGTTCGTCTTTATCTTCGTCGATCATGTCGCCCCGTTCCCACTGGTAGGAGGACCAGTTCTTTTCAATCTCAGCGGCAAGTTCCTTGGGGTCTGTATCGCTGAAGTGTCCTTTGCTTTCAAGGTACTTGTCGTAACTTCCGATTGTCATGCTATTTGGTAGGTTCATGATGTTCAGTTTTTGTTTTCAAATGATTTGTTTATTTCTACTGCCTTGATGCGTTTGATAGCACCTGCAACATAATGCTCAAGTTTCAGGTCAATGATATCTTTTCGGTAGATTTCGACAACGGAGTTAAATTCCTGCTCAGTGTCACACTCCATAAGTTCATGGATGATTTCGCGGGCGCGGTCTGCACGTTCGATTGCTTTCTGCTTTGTAAAGTGTGACATTTTATAAGTATTTAAAGATTACACTCCTGCGATCTGTGCGCTGATGCCCGTAACATTTTACGGCGGGTTTGTTGCACCCGTCGGCACCGTTGAAAATACACCCCACGCAACCGTTAGTCGCATCAACTGTCCGGTATCTTTTGCCGTCAATGATCTCAGTTCCTTCCATTGCTCCGGTTTCTTCATCAATCACCGGCCAATACATTCCTGATTCCTTTGATATGGCAATCATCTTTTTTATCACTTCGGCAGACTTAATCATCTGGTCTGCTTCGTCGGCTAATATCTGTGCTAATGTTCTCATGATGTAAATTTAAGTTATGAAAATCTCAAATAATATGATAAATGTCAGTATTATGATTTTTTGTGAATAATTTTTACCGCCTCATTCCATATTTTATTCATATCCCAATCACTGCCAATCAGCCTACGTGCCGTATTAGCAGCCCGTCGCCCAGCTTCCGGAAAACTATAACCTGAGATAACTGAACACTGTGCAGCAGTCAAATCAGAATAAGTTACAAGCAATAGGTGAATAAGCCGTCGCCCCTGACCGTTCAATTCCTGTGCTTCAACGTATTTAATAGCTTCGGCAAGTGCTGACATCTTATCTGCCCTCGCTTGTATTTCTTCTGATACTTTCATGTCGCAGTCAGAAGTCTTATTTGATCCTTTGTCGGCTCATGACCCAGAGAAATGATTACAGCAGTGGCATATTTTCGCAGATTTGCCCGTTTTTCTCGCCTCAGAGCAATTAACTTGCTGAAACGATACAAGTCCATGCCTGCCGCGCCTGGTATCAATACAGCCAAAAAAACAAGCCCCACGACCGAAGCTGGTAATACCACTATTATCGTTAACTCTTTCAATCCTCTTTTGTCGGAGATAAAGTTCTCCGGTTGGATAGGATTCTGAGATAATATGTAATTGAGATATTTCATCTGACGCTTTCTGAATTGGAGGTATCGGTCACGGAGGGTCATGGCTCAATGCCTATTGAGGTTAATAATTCTTCAATGGTTTTATACGTGGAGCTATCCGCATCAAAATAAAATATCGTCTCTGATTTGCCGAATCCACCAATAGAACCCTTGCGTTTTTTGGTTATCACTTCACGATAAAATTTACGCCCATTTATAAGATTACCTGGGGCAATAATAGTTAGCTCATGTTTCATTATGTGTGCAGTGTCAAATGCCATGTGCGATAGCATCTTACCCTCAATTTTCAATCCCTCTACTTTCATACTAACTCATTTATTTATGTCCAGGTTCATTACCTTCATCACGTCTCCCGTATGTGCGTTGGTCACTTCAATCTCCGCCCCGAAGATGTTTATCATCAGGTCAGAGATTATCAGGCACTTTTTGCCGTCTGCAATAGCTTTTTTGACCATAGCGATCTGCACCTCGTTCAAATAGATTTCACTCATAGCTTCCGGTATATTGATCTCTGATTGTCCTCAACTTCGTAGTTAATCCTGCCGTCCTCACGAACCTCACGCAACCGGCGCAGGATTGTCCCGTCCATCAGTGCCGGACGCTCGCAGATTGACCGCACACGGTTCACAAGCGAATGAACGGGGAAGCTTGGACCGCTTATAAGATTGTAGGCTAACCAGGTTGATTCGTACACTGTAGCAGGGCCGACAGTATCCACTTCATCAGAATTGAATATCTGAAACGACGGTTGCCCGTCAAAGTACACGCAGAGATACTTTCCGTCTGCGGTTTTCGTCGCCAGTCCTTTCTTCTGAAAGTACGGGCTTTCGCTGTTTTTGATTTTAACTTCTCTCATGATGTTTAGTATTGGTTATAGTTATTCTTTATTTATTATTTGCCACTCTCCGTTAACCTTTTTACGGTATCTCGGTTCAGTGCTTTCAAATGGTTTCGCCTTTTTTAATGGCCGTGCCGTGCCTTTCCTTGCTTTCTTCCTTTTGCGTTTCTTGACTACTGGCGTTTCGTGTTCAGTGTGCCACTTATAATGACAGCTATTACAAAGGGTGATTAATGTTCTATCGGGGTATTCCCACGGCTTACGATTGTCTATGTATAAAGTATGGTGAACACATAGCTTCTTATCAGAGCCACAGGCAGTACACTTATGATTATCTCTATTGAGTATCCGTTCTCTTTTTTTGAGCCACTTTTTATTCAGTAGATAGTCGTAATAATTCATATTTAACAATTCAAAGAACAAATTTAATTTACGCAAAAAGCAATAATCCGACTGTGAAAATAGCTAACAGCAATAATCCGGCTGCGATTGATCCGATAGTTTCTGATTTAATTCTTGCTTTCATGATGTTCGGTTTTAAATACAACGCTAATTTATAGCTGTTATTATTCAAAATCTATGATAAATGTCATGATTATGATTTATTTTTGAATTTATAGCAAAAAAAAGAGGGCCCCCCATGACGGCGACCCTCAACCCTGAAACTAACACCATGAAAAAATGGAACATGAGAAGAACAAAGATACACAAATTTAAATAAAAAAAGGGAGTTATTTCGCTCCCTTTAATCCTCGCTGATCCTGATGAAGTTGCGCTCACCACGCTCTTCCGCTTCTGTCAGTCTCTTATTTAGTATATCTGACCATGCCCTTGAATTTATCAGTCGGCCCTTAATACGGCACTCCCCTACGCCAATACACCCGCGCGTCTGGCTTGCGTCAGTCAGTGGATGT